GGTGGTACGCTCTCCATAAATCACTTCTTGTAAGTCCACTGTACTATCAAGAAACCCTGGTACATCTCCAGTTACTCCAGGGATGGCCCAATCAGATAATTCAGCAATACTCAATCTTCTAGTACTAAGTATATCTAACCAAGTAACTTCGATAATTCCAGTAGTTAGAGAACGAATTAAAGTTTCAAGTTGAAAATCTACCCCTTGAATAAATGTAGTTAATTCTTGTTGTGTATAACCAGCCATGTCAATGTAACTACGATTGATTGCGTAAGGCATTGTATTCCATTCTACAACCCAACCATTAGTTGCATAAGCATCTACAGTTGAACTGAAATTGAATCCGATGTTAGTTGCCCCTATTTGTTTTAGGAGTTTACGTTGTGTTACATCTTCAGCCATTACTTCATCACCTTCTTTGTAGCTCTATGTGCTTTCTTTGCTAGACCAGCAAAGGACGTACGCGGGTGCTTCTTCTTTAGTTTAGCATATTGCTTCTTATATTCAAGATTGTATTTCGATGCCTTGCGTGGTTTCTTTGCTTTAGGTTTAGGCTCTCCACGCTCTGTAGTTAGATCGCGAACATCTGTCCTATGTGCTGCATGATAACCCGCAGCATATCCGCGTTCCCAATCTTCAGTAGGCACCTAAGCACCTCAGTTATCTGCTGCTGTTGATTGAATCGCTACTGCCATCCAGTCCTTGGTTGATAGTTTGACTACTCTGCAGCGAATTCTAGCCGTACAATATAGGGCGCCAGTTCCAACTACTGCTCCATCATTGCCACTTGTAATATACAACTGGTCATTAACTACGATAAACATATCACTTAGACCAGATGGGCCGAAGTTGTCAGGGTAAAGGTCTGAAAATTGAGAAGCGTCACCAGTAGTCCCTACTGATAATGTTCCTGAAGCTACTAGAGATTGGTCATCTGCTCTAACAAATGCAGTGCCAGGGTTTAGATCAGTTACCTGAAGTGTCATACCACCTGCTGCTCCTCCAGCTAGGAAATTACTTACATCTCCACCATAATCTCCATCTCTTTGCCAAATGAAGTCAACTTGGTCAATTGCTATTGCCTGTCCAGTTGGGACATTAACATATGCGGATAGATCTAGTGTTCCGGTAACTCTTCCTGCAGCACCTTGTGCGTTTGCTGCTGGTAGTGTAACTGTTTCATTCAAGTAAAAACTGCCTGTCTTTGCTGTTGCCATGTCTTTCCGGTATCAGGGGTGGTTAATGAGTATACCCCCGTTATCCGTCCTTTGTCTTTGTGAGCGAAGCGAACCCATCTGCCCCTATCCCACCCCCACCCACCCTACCAATGACAACAACAACCTAATGAAGTTGCCTTTTTTTTATTTGCCAATAATAACATTTAATAACAAATATCCCTAGGACCAGTTATGCCAGTAGTAAGTGTGAGCCTAAGTGATGTCGGATATGAGGGATATAAAGAACTCCCAAAGGGGCGTAGAAGCCGTATGATAGACCGTATGTTACGGGATTATGCCTTAGACCATCATCACGTAGTAGATAACACCGGTCGAAGGTCAATAAGAGAAATAGGAGAGATGCAAGTCAACTTGAAAGCAATGATTGCAAGTCTCCAAAAAGAGAATAAGAAACTAAAGGAGGCTAAACAATGACATCTTGGATTGAAAGAACTTGGTGTGAGGACTATAAGACCTTTGTTTACTGTGGGATGGTTTGGGAATACTGCCAGTGTCCTGAGTTTGATAAAGAAAACGGGGTGAATCAATGAAGAAGTTTCATGGATGGAGAATTGCGGAGTTACAATATCTAGCTACATTGATTGCAGGGAGAGATATGACCCAGCATACTATGGAACCCGAAGTTGATTTGTATGCAGAACTAATTAGAGAGATCAGAAACCGTAGAGTCAAGGAAGAGTTGTTTCAAATGAAACTAGAATAAAAAGCCTAGATGACCTTGTTTTAATCCCCAGAGAAATGAAGTACCTTCACCGGCTGACATTGTACCCGGTAAAGACTCTTGTTGATTACCTCCAAGAAACCCCCATTCATCCAACCCACCTGACCATTTATTGGCAGGGTCGGCTATTGTTAGTATAGCGCCTATAATTGCGAAGTCCATCCCTAATTCAATTGCCATTCCCATTCGGAAAGATGAATAAACCCCAGCGCCAGTTAAGAATCCTGCTTGTGCTGTGGATTTGCCAGCCATCAATTCTATTGGACCCCCGAAAGTGTAATCCACCCATGCCCCCACTGCTCCGCCGGCTTTCTCATCCCAGTACCCAAGAGAAGGACCGGGGACTATTCTTGAATAACTTTCAGTCCATTTACCTCTGCCGTGATTGTGCCAGTGAACGGCATTGGTTGTATTGACTCCGGGTGTATAAGAAGAAAGCCAATTGAAATCGAAAATCTTCTTTTTCTTTTTCTTCTTAGCCATCAAACTCGCCCAGGGTCTTGAGTATAAGCGCGACGCAATCGCTCAATGTATACGAGGTCTTTTTCTTTGACTGTTACAGCTTGCGAAACAAGATTGGCTGCTGGAATCATGATTACTTCACTATCGCCGCTTCCATTAAACCAATAAACACGGGACCAATGTAATCTGTCAGCGGCGGAAGCATTACCTGAACCAAAAGTTTCACGATCTAAAATAACATACTTAGAACCTGCCAATGCGGGAACTACTGTGTTTTTAGCAAGGGTGGTACGCTCTCCATAAATCACTTCTTGTAAGTCCACTGTACTATCAAGAAACCCTGGTACATCTCCAGTTACTCCAGGGATGGCCCAATCAGATAATTCAGCAATACTCAATCTTCTAGTACTAAGTATATCTAACCAAGT